GTCTCGCGTTCACCTGTTTCTGGGTATTATCAAAGAGATTCCTTAGTGCTATTGGGATCTACTCTTAACCTTAAGAGGTAATCCTCATGCCCTCGCGATATTATGTAAGCAATAGATCCACGAGGAACACCACAAATAGCTGCAATATTATCCAACGTAATACCACGGTCTCTTAGAACAAATGCTTTATTGCACAACTCTGGTGTGATTGGGCTACTTGTCTCGTCCTCGGGCTCGATGTTTGGGATAGGGTCGCCCTCGGCGTCCATCAGGGTGCCGTTTGGGTAGGACATCCAGCCGTGCTTGATGGCGAATCGAACGAGCTGCTTTGCCTCGCGCAACACTTGGTTGTGACTGATGCTGTATTGGGTTGTCATGGATTCAGAAACTTGGTGATGGGTCGGAGAAGCGGCAGTATTGGCCTTCGTACCAAAGGGGCACCAGGCCGCACTCACCGTCTCGTTGTTTGGCTATAGCAATCACAGCTTCGCCTTGGGGCTGGTTGCGCTCCCTGTTGAGCAATAGGACTAGATCAGCGTCCCTCTCAATCTGCCCAGAGTCCGCTAGGTCAGTCAGGCGAGGCACCCGGCCTTTATCCTTCTCGTTCTCTCGATTGAGCTGAGCTAGGGCGACGACGGCTGTCTTGGTATCGGAGGCCACGCCCTTGAGCCTACCCGATACTTCTGCGATCTCGTACGTCTTTTTCTCTGCGGCCTTCGATCCATGGATCTTCTGGAGGTAATCCACTAGGACCAGCTTCACGCCCCATTTGCGTACAGCCCTGCGGATCACCGCGGTGATGGTGGCAATGTTGGACACACCGGATCCTGAGATGAAATGAATCGGGCTGCCTGCGATCTTAGCCGATGCTGTCGACATGGCCTTCATGCCTCCCTGATCGAGCTGGCCGGTCTTGATGTCCTGCATGGGTATGCTGCCAACAGACGAGACCATCCGGCGCACGATGGACTCGTCGGACATCTCCAGGCTGATAAACAGGGTCGGGATCCTTGAGTCGATGCTGGCTGCCTTGGCAATGGCAATGGCAATGGCTGTCTTACCGATGGATGGCCTAGCCGCAATGATGGCCAGCTCACCGAACTGGAAGCCGTCGGTCATCTGGTCGAGCCTATGGAAGCCCGAGGTGATACCAGAAAGCTGGCCCTGCCTTGAGAATCGTTCCTGGGTCGAGTCAATGAACCGGCTGACAACCGACTTCGACGATTGGACTTCCTCCTTGGATGCCTCAACGGTGAGCCCTGCTTCGGCATTAGAGACGATTTGATCGACGGAGAGGGTGGATACAGCGGACTCACGAATCAGACGGTCTCCAGCGGTTCTGAGATGGCGTCTATGGTGGGCCTCTAGGACGGCCTGAGCGAATGCCGGGTAGTTCGCTGGGCTCGGACACATCTCGTCGCACTTGTTCAGAGCCTCGAAAGGCACTGGAGTCTGGCCCATGGAGCGCTTCCACTCCTTGACCACGGTGGCCATGTTGACCGGATCGCTCTTGGCAACGAGGCCTTTGGCAATCTCGAACACATGGTACAGATCGCTGTCCTGGAAAGCATCGGTGGGGATCTTGGCGAATACCTCATGGCAGACATCCGATCCACCGGACAGGCAGGCGCCGATGAGGCCGAACTCGTCGTCCTGGGCGAAGTAGGGGTCGCTCATAAATAGTCATTCAAGTCTGCGCTGAGTGTTCCGACCGCCCGGGACTCACCGATACCAGGAATAAGACCGCTTCTAACCTTGTCGACCTCGCCGTTCCAGTTGTTCAACAAGGTTATCAGCTCACGGCGAAGGTATTTGTCGTCGGACTTGTACCGTGCTTCAACGAGTAGGATGTCCTCCTCCGGTGTGTTGAACTCGAAGACCTCTTTCAAGGCCTTGATCTCCTTGGTGCTCCATGGGGTGGTAGGTCTACGGCGAACGATAGCGCCTATTCGTAGTCGGAAGGCTTCAAGCTCAGGCGAAAGGTCACGCGTGACGACTCCCTCGCTCCCTTCCTTTCCCTGTTCCTCTTCCCTGTTCCCTGTTCCAAGGCAATCTTTCTCGAATCCTCGCGAATCCTCTCGAACATCGTCGAATGACGGGAGCTTAGAGGCTGAAGGTTTGTCGATTTTCTGGTGATTTTGCCATTTTGGAATGTCCAAGTAGGATTCACCGTCGACCTGATAGAGCCTGATGCAGCCTTGCTTCTCAAGTTCTGAGATCCACACAGGAAGACGCTTGAAAGCATCCTCGTCGTAAGGGAAAAGACGACTCGCGAGGAGTCGCGAGGATGCGCGAGCCCTCCCGACATCGTCGCAGCATGAAAAGAGGCCGATGAAAAGCAGTCGAGCCTCTCTTGAAACTCTACCTAGACTTTCGGACTCCCAAAACTCGGGCTTGATTGATCGAATTCTCATTGATGCGCCTTTGCAGCAAGATGTGAGTTCCTGTTCTCAATCGCCTTCGCTTTTGCTTGCTGAAGCATTTGGCAAACCATATCCACGTTGTGGATGGCTAATAATACCAAGCTATCATCTCCCCAAGGATCGGGCTGGTAGATGCAGATGTAGCCAACATCTGATGCGTACACTTCGGTATCGTTCTGACTTTGGATTTCAAGTTTCATGTCTTAAACGGAAAACCCCACCCAGACCGTGCTAGGAACTCGCGCAGAACCAACGCGACGTGTCACGGAAAGGGTGGGGAAAAGTTTGTTGAGCATGGGTCCTGATTGTAGTGTCGTCGTTTGCTTCCTAGGGCTTACGTCGACGGGCTGCTCCCTATCTGCTGTTCTGGTCGTTGTCCAGCCCTCAGTATGCCGGAATCAGAATATCCGCCACCTGCTGGGTTAGTTGCACGTCCCTCAGGCAGTAGTCGATGGCTGCCTGGCGGTCGGTATTCCACAGCAGACTGAAGTCGGCGCCGGTGCCGGCCTTGTCACCGAGTCCCAGATGCCTACTGATGGCACCGAGGCTGCCATGTGCTCTGGAGTCCCCGAGCTGCCACACCTCCCGCAGGTCGATCACCAGATCGTTCCAGTAGCGTCCCTGGCGCAGCCAGTATGGAGGAAGGATGCGGTGCTTCCAGGAGCGCTTCATGAGGAACGGTAGATCGAAGGCCTTAATGTTGAATCCGACGAGCTTGGGTTGCCGCTCGTAGTAGTTTAACAGCTCCCACCATTCCCGGAGCATGGCGGCCTCGTTGCCGTCGTTCTTCAGCACCGCGGTCACCTGGTGCTCGATGCGGTATCCGATGCACAGGATCTGCCCCGAGAGAGCGTCCAAGGCTGCGTTCTTGATGAAGTCCGCGGTGTGGTTCTCCTCGGCCTTCTGAATGCGCTCGGCGATCAGGTCGGGGTTCTTGACGTTGCCCAGCTTCACGTCGGCCGGGTTGAAGGGTGGTATGTTGAGTTCCGACAGTGGTAGTGGTCCGGTCTCGATGTCGAAGATGATTGTTGGATTGGCTGGCATATTGCTAAATTGCTTTCAGTTAGTAGTTGATGCGCGTTTGTCCCGATGCGCGCCCCCGGTTACCCACGAGTCCCAGCAGCAACAGGCTGCCGGAAAGTTGTCAGATGTGTTTGCCGCAATGAGGGCAGACGGTCTTGGTCAATGGCTGTCTTACGGTGGGCACGCCCAGCCATTCGCAGATTTCACGGTAGGATACCCACCCAAACCCACGCACCGACCTAGGCTGCAGGTGCCCTAGGTTGTAGAGGTCGAGAGCCTCCTGGCGGCTCTTGATGGCTAGGCTTTCGAGGATGTTGAACGTCCTGGTCGAGAACGGGAATCCCCACACCCGCAGGATCTCCTCGTGCTTCTGTGCTGCCTGTTCAATCTGGTTGATCCGCTGGCGGCTGAGGTTAAACCGTTTGCCGATCTCCTCCAGGGTGCAGCCCTCCGACCGTAGTCGGACCACCTCGGGCACCATATGGATCAGCTTCATCGTGGGTTTGCGTGTCTTCATGGCTTAGAAAGGCACGTCGTCAAAATCGGGCTCGTCGGCCTTAGCCAGCTCCTCAAGGCGCTTGGTAACCGCGGCAATGAGTGCGATGTCGTCAGGCGTCTTTCCGCTGGAGACCTTAGCCTTGGGCAGCCAGTGCTCGGCCAGGCCGCGCACAGCGTCAGGCGTTAGCTCGGAAAGCGGGACCCCCCTGAACTTGCCGACGTGCACCTTGATGTCTGCAATCTTAACCGGCGCCGCAGTGGCTGGCGTCACGATCTTGGTTTTGTCGTCGTCCCGAGGCGGCCTGTCCTCCAGGCGTACCCACAGGCCCGATGGCTTCAAGGCCTCCCCGCTCTTGTGGGGCATGATCAGCTTGATGTTGCTGAACGTCTTGGTGCCGTCCCGAGACTGCTCGTGAACGATCACCACGGTGGCCGGCTTGCCGATCAGGCCGTCGAGGTTGAGGCTGACGGTCTCCTCGGGGGTAAGGGCTCGGCCGTGCCAGTCCCGGAGGAACTTGGTCAGGCCGGCCTTCTCGTGCAGGCTGGCGGTCATTGGCGCCGTCATGACCACCCAGGGCTGCACCGGGTTGCGTGACTGGTCCAGGATGTCTAACTCGAATGCGATCTTGAACTTCTGCTTGGTGCCGTACTCGGTCTCGTAGGCCTTGAGCGGTGTGATGTCGACGCAGACCGCGCGGCCTGTGTACTCGGGGCACGGTGTGAAGGTGCCGCCGCTTGGTTTCGTTGATACTGTGATTCCCATATGTTGCTTCGTGTTTGTGTTGTTGTTGTCTACTTGGAGGCCTGTTTTTCAACCTCCGAAAGTTGCTTAGCCATTCGCTCGTACTGCGCCCAGTAGTCGGGCCACGTTGTCTTGATCTTCGCCAGGTTCTCCTGGTCGGCCACTAAAGCCGCGGCACCCAGCTTGCGAACGAATGACCCGCCGTATTCGATCATTGTGCGTGCTACGTCAAAGTCTTTCACTTGGAGCCTTTCCCACGCTTCCTGGTAAAGAAGCTGGTGAACTCGATCTTGATCTTACGGGCAGCCCGGTAGGCCTCACCGGCGTCCCGCTTGGTCAGGTGGTAAGGGCCGGTGCCCTCCCGTTGGATCTGTTGAGCTGTTTTCATCGCAGGATAAAGTCGAAGTTGTTCTGCCAGGTGTCGCACAGCCTATTGTAGGTGTCGTTCTTGATGCGCCAAGTCCGAGGGTCCCGGGTGGCGCCGGTGTGTCTGCAGCGGATCCGAACGTCGATGTTCTGAATGGCCGTGTTCCGCAGGTGATGGTCGGGCGGCAGTTCGTGCAGTTTGGTGATCATGGTTTGTTTCTCTCCTCCTCCAATATCGTCAGCATTCCAGATGCAACCTGTCCATCTGAGCCGTCTCGGAAGAACGCTGTTGCCGCTCGGTTGATGCGGTCCTCCAGGTGCGCGATCCTGGCACGGGCCTCCTCCAGCTCTTTGTAGGTTTTCACTGCGTCAATGGTTCTCATTTCTTCGATGGTCATGGTTTCAGATCCCTGCATTGCTTGATGGCGTCGTCGATGGCTTTACGCATCATCGGCCATTCCTCTGGGTTGATGCTGATCTTGCCATGGCCATCAGCAGATTGACTGACCTCGACGTACTCACCGCCGCCTTCATCGACGATCTCAATGTCGGTGCATTCCATGGAAAGCATGTGGTCGTCGGTAGGTGACAGCACCCATTTGATCGGTCGCAGTTTCATCTTCCCTCCAACCATTTTTCGAGGTCATGGAGTTCATCCACTTTGGCTTCGAGTTCTTTGATGCGGTCGTTGAGACGATTGAGTTCTCGCACGATGCCCCGTGGGCGGACGTCGCTAAGGAACTTACCTTCTGGAGTCTTGATGCTGAATCCATTCAGTGGAGGCATTCGTCGCAATACGATGTGGGTGTAGCGTTTCACGGCAACGGCCCTCCGTTCTCCCACAGCAGCAGATCCGCTCGCAATGCGTCGTTCTCCTCCTCCAGCCGCTTGATGCGGTCTTGCTGTTCTTCCAGTCGCTGTGCTGCTTCAGCAATCGCTACTGAGACAACGCCGTCATTACCGTCGGATACGATTCGCATCGCTTTGATCAGTGTTTCGGTTGAACTTCTCACAGCTTGTCCTCCTTGGCTTCTGTCCAAATTCTCACTCTGGCCGCATATTCACAGGGGTAGATTGCTTCATCCCCCGCTGCCTCCAGCCGCTTGATGCGCTTCTCAAACCCACGAATTTCATCTCTGGCAATTATTAGCGTATCTCTCACCGCATCGTGTTGCATCTGATTCATAATTTCTGGGTTAAACAAGCCTCCAACGGATAGATATTCCTCAATCAAGTCTGATGCTTTACTCACGGCTTGGCCTCCTTGGCTTCTGTCCAAATTCTCACTCTACTCGCATACTCCAAGGCGCAGATTGCTTCATCCCCCGCCTCCTCCAGCCGCTTGATGCGGTCTTGTAACCGCAGGTTCTCTTCATCCAGCAATTGCTGCTGACGGATGATTGAGTTTGCTGCGTGGAGTTCGCGTTCGATCATCCTGATCCGCATCCCCAGATCGGCTACGTTGTGCGGTGTTGAGTCTGATATCGGGGTATCGCTCATTTCGCCTCCTTCCATTTGAACTGCGGTTTACCGCTCGCGTCGTTTGTGTAGTAGGCGGCTCCTGCGAGGATGGCTTCTTTTCTCAGTGCCGTGTCACCTCTGGTGAATCCTAA